AGAAATCTTTCGGTTTATCCATGGGTTGGTTAGGGCTTGCGTGTCCGCTTCCACGGGCTCCAGAGTGCATCGACAACGCTGCTGAAGGGCACACAAAACATTGTGTCCCGGCCACATGTCAATCGCGACTAACTCGTCAGGACGAAACACTCTCCCGATCATAGGCGCGCAATCTTTGCACGTATGTTTGTCCAGTATACCAACCCACCGAAGCAATTGGATTTTACCAGTTGTGACCTCAAAAAAACGTGAAATCATAACAAGCGGGAGGAGCGAAAAGGCAGCGATCAGACTCAAGCCAAACATAAACGATTGCAACAGCCGGTCGAGGTCTTTTTCGACTTCGTCCCACTTCCTCTCTTCCGCTTTACGGTGCAATTCCTCCAAGCGCTGGTTCCATTTCGCGAACATGTAATTCTTGTAGTAAGCAACCGCTTCCGCAATTTGGCGATCAACTTCGGAACGTGAATAAGAATCGGGGTCCCACCAAAATGACGCGTAAGAATATCCTAAGTCGATCGCTTCAGGAGTGAACTGATTGAACGACTCCTCCAGCCGGGCCATTGTCTTGTCATAGAGGGAAAGATACGAAGGAATGATCCGCTGGAGAACCACTCGTTCAGAGAATTCACGCTTAAATTCCTCGTGAAGTTCCCGAGCAGCCTGCACAAATTTCTCAGCCAATTCGGTTCGCTTGGTCACATACCAAGCGAGCTTTGGGTTCTCCATCAAAGCAAGGTTACGGAGCTTCTCCGGTTGCACCTTGCGCTCGAGTTGCACAGGCGAAACAAACAGTCCTTTTGTTTCTTCCTCTCCCCCCTCTTCCTCCGTTCCCTTTTCAGGAATCTCCTCCGGAGGAGGCTGTTCAGGAGGGATTTCTGTCGGGAAAGGGAATCCGCCCACGGGAGTGAGGCCCATGGGGTTCAGAATTGTGAGCTGGTCACCGCCCTCAACCGGTGGTAACCTCAAATACCTTCTTGCGTCGTTCGGACTGATCAGTCCCGCGCGAACACCAGCCATTACCTCGGAAAAAGTGATAGGAGGTAGGACTTGGAATCTGATTTCGATGCCGAACTGCGACAGAAACTCGTTCAGCTGAACCTCGAGTGCTTTGGCAATGTGGGGGACAAGCGTTGAATAAGGGAGCGGTTCACCACCAGGCACAAGCAAAGAAGCGCTCGGGGGAATATACCCAAACGCGCGTCTGACCAACCAATCAAACTTGTCGAACAAAGTGACAATCTCGCGGCTGAAGAACTCCTGGGTGAGCTGAACCCATGCGGCTTTCCCTGTACCCCACACAATGGGAATCTTCCCACCCTCTCCCCGAACCAAACTGGACAAGTCCTGCTGAAGTCGTTGAACAACGTCATCGCCCAATGTCTCTTCAAACGCCAGCAAACCAACAGGAACGTTTCCTTGCCCCCTCGCGCGCTCGTACAACCGCAGCATACTTTGGATCAAAGACGCAGCCTCATAAGTGAGACTCTCGATTATAGGTGTTCCTTGGAGCGAGTAAGTCTTCGGGAACCCTTGCACGAAAATTACCTCGTTGGGTTCGAACTTCTCCACGTACGACCGCGGATAAGTTATCCTCTGTATGTAACCTTTCAGGACCCCCGATTCATCCTTTACTGGGTAAAAGGTCGCCGCGTCCCGACTAACAAAGCCGCTCAGGCGACCCGATGTGGTGAACACGGGGAGGATCACACACTTGTCCAAAACAACTAAATCGACGGTCGCAGAATAAAGCACCTCGCGGAAGGTTTCACCTGTGGGAGCCTTCCCAAAGACCCGCTTCTTTATCGTTTCGACGTCGCCAGCTTTGGTTTTAATGATCAAAGGAAGGTCCGCAACGGTTAGAGCTATCTCATCAACACAACTGCGAACAACACTGGATTCCCTGTAATAGTACCGCAGGGACTCAGCACTGAGTCCCCTGGTGTAAAATTGCGAAGTTTCACCGGTTTGAAATGAAACAGCACCAGAGACTCTTTTTCCTTCAACTACTGTAGTTCTAGTGAACAAACGCTTTAACCACTCGAACATGGCTCACCTCTATCTTAATGGGGTTAATGGTAAGTTCAAGAATCACCAAGTAAACACTGCGTAACCTGGTTGACGTCTCCCACCGCGCACAGCCCGATAACCCTCGCGTGCCAACCACCAAGCGATCACCGTATCATCGTGTAGCCCCCACGGATAGCTCAGAACTTCCTTTTTCCAGGCGCACCAAGGACAATCGCATTCCATCGAATGATCCCAATAAGGGATCCGCCACAGCTTGTTTTGCAGCTCGACGCGCAGGGACCGAATTCCTACATCCCAGTTGTGTTTTTGGGCGCCAGTATAGTATGCTTGGAGGGGAAGCTTTTTCATTTCCGAGATCCAATCTATTAACGCATGTTGGTACGCGTTAGATTCCACCATTATCACCAAAGGCTGAAACTTCTCGTACACCTCGATAATTGCGCGGGCAACATCTGGTGAGGACGCTCGTAGCCTTCGTATGTCAACAGGCCAACGAAGTTGGGTCGTTTCGTCAACCCCGATCGTAAAAATCACCGAGTAATCGTGTGATTTTTTCTTCGTGGATAAATCCACTCCGGTGTAATAATGTACTTTAGTTGAACCTGCCTCCTTGGCGGCTACAATCTCGGGAGGATCTTGGGTCGTTCCAAGCTTCCAGGCGGGATCCATTTCTAAGGAGGGGAACAAAGCGTCCTCGGTGGAGACAGGACGGTTTCGAAAGCCACGGTCGAAAGCGACGGGGTCTTGCTTCCACTTCTCGAAAAGCTTTTCTCTCGTCCAAACTTGAGGCCACAGAGGATCAAAGTTGTTGTTTATCCTGTAAACCTTTCGGAACTCAAAAGACGGGTTTGACAAAAGTTCGGTCATCAGGTCGCCCTCCGCCCAAATGGTTCCTATCACGACGACCTGATGATCTTTCGGCTCCAAGGTATTCATCCATACGTCAAAGAATGTGTTTCGCACTTTACGCATCAAACCAGGAGTGGCGACCAAACGCTGGTCAACAATGTCATCGCAGATCAAAAGGTCACTTCTTCCACCGGCACCGGACGCGAGAATACTAGAAACTTCGACGGTGGGATCCCTCAAGACTTTGGTTCTCTCGACGTAGATGCGCTCTTTGGTCCAGTAGCGTGTTTTGGCGGGGCGTATGTGAGGGAAAATCAGGCGGTACTTGGAGTCGAACAATAAAACGTTTGTGATTGCGTTAAGGATCTCCTTGCCGAGCTCAATCTTATTGACGACGATTTTGACGCGAATGTTTGGGTCAAGTCCCACGCGCCAAGTTGTGTAAGCGATTGAAACAACACTTGTCTTGGCATGTGCGCGAGGCGCGGCAATAACAATGCTTCGACACTTTTGGAGGGCATCACACCATTCCTCGTGCATCGAGGAAAGGGGGAAATCAAAAACGAAGCGGAGGTAAGCTTTGAAGTCGGACCGACAAGCGGCTCGAAGTTTTTCTAGGAGAAGGGAGTCCTTCACACAAAGAATTTAGGGAAATTGTAGGAAGGAAACAAGTTAGCGGGATGAGGATCCTTCCAACTTCTTTACGAACTCCTCAATTTCCTTTCGTTCCTCTTCAGAGAGACCCTCTCCGACACCCTCCGCACGTGTTCTAACCACAAGGTCAAGAGCCCTAACGAGATCACCCCAGTTTGTGGGCCTCACTCCAGAGTCCAACGCCTCGTTTATCCGGCGAAGCAACTTGACGAAGATCTGATTGAGATCGACTTCGTCCCCCGTGGAAACCGACTCCACCTCCACTTGGTCCTCGTCGTTCTGAAGGCGAGAAACCTCTTCCATCACCCCTTCTACCTCAAACCGCGCATCCCGAATAACCCTCCGAACCGTCGGAGCACTAACTCCACAAAATGCGGCGGTTTTGGACACAGAGCCAGTCTTCTGGTAGGTCTCGATGATCCTCTCTTTTAAGAGGTTACTGATCGGCTTACGCCCACGTGCCATGTCTTTCCTCCCAAACTTGCTGAAGATAGTGTTCAAGCTCCACGATTTGAAACTCGTCGACAACCAAAAACCGCTCACACCTAATCGGTGAGCCGGCGACACACATCAGAATGGGTGAACCGTGCTTAGCGAAAACCAAGCACGGTTCACCCGGAAAGTCACGAGCAATCTGCTCGGCTTCATGAAACGCTTCGCGTAACTCCTTGTCCACCCCACGCTTTAGCGAGCGCAACAGCGAAAAGTGCTTGAGGTACTTAAGCACAAAGTAGTAAGCGTGGGGCAGATCATAGTAATACGTCTCCCCCTTCAGCACCGCCATCGACATCCCCTGAGGGTGCTCGAAGGGTTTCATCGTCTTCAGAAACCTCTCCTCCAGGCGCTTCTGCGACTGCTCTGTCTTTGAGAGCGCGTCGAACATCGAAGATCCTCCCCCCTAATTCTTCACCGTAAAATTCTGTCAAGACCTCACGTTCCAGCTTCAGCGCAAGTTCGGGCTGTAAACGAGCGTCAGTCGATCGAAATGTGGTCCCGTCTTTGTGAACATACCAGCCTCCCCCTTTCTTTTTCCATAACCCAAGATAAGCTCCCATCTCCAACACGAACGCTCCGTCGTCAAACCCACGGTCAAAGTAATAATCGACTTCAGCAGTTCTAAACGGACGACCCACCTTGTTCTTAACCGCGGTGAGTTGGATGGTGATCCCTACAATTTCGTTTCCCTTTTTCAGCAACTGTTTGCGCTTGAGCTGCAGTTGAACAGCCGCGTGAAAATCGAGCGCGTGACCGCCTATTTTCGCGACACCACCGCCACCGAAGGGCCCCATCATCGGACGTTCTTTTTGCTGGTTTATCCAAATCAACGCCACCTTCCGCTCCCAAATCAAATCGGTGATTTTTCGTAGAATCCGTGACAGTACCCTTGCGTGAAGTGCAGTTGCCTTATCAGAAAGGTCCTCATCAACCTCTTCCAAGACGGGAGTCGCGGCAAGAGAGTCAACCCCGATTAACACGGGGACGTCGGGGTTCCGCTTGCGTAACTCATCGCACAGGAAAGTCAACTGGTTACCCAGCTCCTGCAAATGACTCGGTTGAAACACCAGCAGTTTGCTCGGATCGATCCCGAATAGTCTACTCCAATCGTCAGTGTAAGAGTGCTCAGTGTCCGCCAGAATTGCGACGCCTCCCAGCTGCTGACACATCCCTAAAGCGGACGCAAGAACCGCACTTTTTCCCACGGATTCAAACCCAAAGATCTCGACCATTCGTCCCAACGGAATTCCGCGCTTACCCAACACGAAATCCACAGGTAAGAGCCCCGTGGGTACGAACGCGTCAGGTGAAGAGAACATGTCTTTTTCATCCTCCAAAAAATGTAAGGACCCTTCTCCAAACCTCTTGCAAAACTCGTTCACCAAATCCTCCATCAGTCACCCCCTAACAAAGTTTCTAGCATCTGCTTGAGCTGCGCTGGATCACGAACCGCTTGTTGTTGGGACTGTTGAGATTGAGGCTGAGGTTGGGGCTGGGGTTGAGGTTGTGATTGTTGCGGAGGCTGAACATTCTGAGGCTGCTGCTGCGAAACCGGTGCAGTAACAGGATTGGTTTGCGGTTGGCTTTGTGGTGCGCTCTGTCCCTGGCTTTGACCCTGGAGGGCATTCGGTTCTCGTCCCTGAAGCGCACCCGCGCTTTGTGCCATCGCGTTCAATCTCGTGATGTTCACATGAATGCCCTCGTCTCGCAAAATCTCGATCAACTGCGAAGGTTCAACCGCGGAGTACACAGTTTTCAGGTTCGGGATGTCCTTCAGGAAAGAAGAATCAATTTGGCTAACTTCAGGCTCGGGGAGAACCTGATATCGTGTACCTATCCCAGTGCCCTCCCGAATGATCACCAAATTACGACCGTACATCGGGTCTGTTATGTCGCCCCACTTCCCTTCAACAATCAACCTCGCGACATCCGCCCAAACCGATGCGGGCATTGGCCAAATTTGTACTCCATCCTGTGGAGCGTCCAGATCGACAATACTGACCAGGAAGCGCTCGATCGTTCTGATTGTGTTCCCCATTATGACACCAGTTGACAGGATCTCGCAGACCAAACACTCGGGCTGGGTACACAAGACTGGACGGCTTCCGATCCAATGGAGCCTCACCGCGTGGTAAAAGGGCTCGTTGGGATCCAGTGGCGGGAGAATCCTAATGTGGTTCTCCCCCTCCCGAGGTCTCCAAAAACCTCCCCTCTTCCTTCTTTCTAAATCCCTTCGTACCTGCTCAACGTTCATCGTAACACCTCCTTTTTATTAGTCTTCTACTATTATGTCACCTTCCTCGCCCCAAAACTGACCGATGGTAATCTCGACAGGGATTACCAAATCGGTATCAGCAACGGGGCGCTCCATTACCATTTTTACTAATTGCGCGACATCATCAACAATTTCCTCTTTGCACTCAACGTACAACGCGTCATGTACGTTCAAAACCACGTGCGCATCAAGCCTCTCCTTCTTAAAGAGCTGAACTAGGATCGCCATCGATTGGTTAGTGTGCATCGCGACCACGGATTGAATGGGGAAGTTAATCGCTTGTCGTTCCCACTCGGACAAAAACTTACCGGGACCAAAACGGCGCGTCGCACCGAATAGGTTGCGAATGATTCGCTTGCTTTTGGCTTCTTCGACAATACGGTGCATGTATTCGCGAATTTCCGGATAAGTGTCGAAGAAGCTTTCGTACAGTGTGGTCGCTTCCTCCAAGCTAAGATCAAACTGCTCAGCCACACTCGAGGGGCCACGACCGTAACAGTTGTGCGTAAACAACCCATTCGCGACAAAGCTATGATCATCCTCTACCGTTAGGTCGTAAACCTCCCCATCGTGAGAAACCTTCTCGATCCGAACGATCTTCTCGTCCGCGTAAAGTCGCTCTCCTGAGGAACACCCAACGTCTTCCGACCCCAACGCCAAAACAGTTCGCCCGACCTCGAGGTCTTCTGCTCTAACAAACCTGTTGCCAGCCAAAATCATATGATCGGGAGTACAACGAATGACCTTACCTGTGTTAGTCGCAATTTCCAAAAGCTCTCCCGCTCTGACCCTGTGTACGTCCAAAACTCGCTTCCAGTTCCCTTTGTGGGTCAAAACTAACTCACCGGGCTTAATATCTTTGATCTTCTTATACCCGCTACGAGTTACAACGAGTGTGTCACCGTCCAAACAAACACCAAAATTGAAAAACTTCGCAAGTTTCCTTTCGTGATCGTCAATTTGCTCCAAAGGCTTCTTGAACAAGTAAGAAGCGGTAAGCTTGTGCAGATCCACACCTCTCTGGAGAGCGTCAAGCATTGTTTTGCATTTCGAGATGTACGCAACGACTCTTAGCTCCGCTTGACTGAGATCAGCCTCGATCAGTTTGTATCCTGGTGGCGCCACAAAAATATTCCTTACCGAGGTCTTTGGGATGGTTTGAAGCGGAGGGTCAGTACAACTCAACCGCCCTGTCACAGTCCCAGTCACCTTGAAGTCAGGGTGTACCCTCCCGTCTTCCTTCACGAACTGATAAATCCCACCTCGACCTCCTGCCAAATAAGTAGAAAGCACCTTGTATCGCTTTCTCAGCTTCAACAAAAGCTGCGGAACACGATGCACCTTGGCCAACTCACGAAGCGTGTCCTCGTTGGTGGACGCTGCTCCCTTTGCGGTACGAAATTTAACAGGGAGCTTGAGCACACCAAACAAAATATCCTGCAGTTGTTTGGTCGAACGCCAATTGAACCTTTTTCCGACTTCCTCGAACAACTCCTCCTCGATTTGCGCGATCTCTTCTTGTAGCCTCTTTGAAAATTGGGTCACCTTTTGACGATCAACGGAAATCCCGTAGTACTCAACCTCTGCGAGTGCTTTCGCCGTAGGGAGCTGAACCTCCCAGAAAACTCGCTTCCATCCCTCGTCGCGCAGAATCTCAGGCTCGAGCGCCTGCGTGATCTTGTAAGCGGCCACAGCGTCACCACCCGCGTACTTGTACAAAACCTCAGAAGGAATCTCAGAGTACGACCGAATCTTCTTTCCTTTCTTTATTTTGAGCAGATCCCAATCGTACTTGGGTAGGTTCGTGTACAACGAGGTGAGGGAGGTTAAATCAAGCGGAAAGTTCTCGTTGATCGTGTGCTGCGCGATCGTGACGTCAAAGTAGTAGTTTTTGAACCCAACACCTAACTTGCGCAAAAACTTCAAATCGAATTTCAGGTTGGCACCTGTTTTCCGAACGGGTGTTTCAAGAATCGCACGTAACGCATCAACAAACCGCGGATAACTTGCGGGTAACACATATCCCACCTTTCCATCGAAGGAAAAAGAAGCGCACAAAACAGAATCACTCATGAAGTCGAATCCTGTGGTTTCGAGATCAAACGCCAACAAATCCTTAGAACCCAAACTGCGCACCTTTTCGATAAACCACTCCACCGCAACGGGAGAGTCCAAAACTATCACATCAAGAGGGTCTTCCTGGTAACGTTCGCAAAGAACCCGGTACGCTTTAGCCAAATCGCGCACAAAAACCTCTTCCTGTTCAGGAACGCGTAACACATACGCAGGATGGTACGTGGGGAGAACAAGTCCGACCGGTGTTGGAATGACGAAACCACGGAAGGAAGTAATGTGTTCTTCGTCAAGTAAAAACTTCAAGGCGAGTGCGCCCAACGCAATGATAATCTTGGGTCGCAGTCGTTCGAGTTCCCGCAACAATCTCTTCTTACAATGCGGCGCATAGTTTTTGTCAGGGGTTTTTAGCTCACACAAACAAGCGTTAGTAATGTAAAAATGCTTGTGGCGAAGTTCGTAAAACTCATCACTGCTTCCCGCCTTGCTGTGCTCCTCATACAAGGAGGGAAAGAAACGACTGATGTACAAATTCAACAATTCACCCGACGCACCGCAAAATGGGAAACCACGTTCGAACTCAGTTTGACCCGGACTCTCCCCTACGATTACAACTTGTGCGTCGAGCGTCCCGCACGGGGGAACAACCTTCGGTGAACGTTCCTTAAAATAAGGGCACTCCCCACACAAATCATCTACCCGTACTTCCAAGCCCATGACTACCCCTCTCTGTAAATTGGCTATTAAGGTATGTAATTGTTTCCCCGTCCGAAGGAATCAACACCACCTCCTTTGGAGACAAGAACAACAACTGAGCAAAACGTTCACCTTCTTCAATGGTTAAAGGGTGAGCGTTCAGGTTTGTAACCACAGGATTAACCTCACCGTCAAACCCTGGATCAAAAAGCGCTAAACAAATTATCCCTTTCAAACGCCAACTACTACGAGGAATTACTAACCCCGCTACACCGTTCGGAAAAGCAATCCGAACGCACGTCTTAACGATTCGAGAGGCGTGGGGTGGAAGCTCAACCGTTTCGGCGCAACGTAAGTCAAACCCTGCCGCCCCATGTTTCCTGGTTGGCCAGAGATCTCGAGAAGGTGCGGTGAAGTAAACCTCAAGCATTTTGACCCCCTGTCGAACGATAGCTTATACGTGAAAACGCACTGTGTGGGTGGATTGATTCGAAATGCTCACACGACACCACGAAGTCTCGTATCCTTCCTCGCGACACCCAACTGGAAAGTTCCTCAGCCAGACGTCGTGTCATATCTTCAACAAACCTCGGGTTCTCGTGAGCGCGCTCGGTAACCCACTTTTCATCTGGTCTTTTCAGAACAGAAAAAATCGGTGAGCTCGCCTTTTCCTCAACTAAATTCACTACTTCCTCGATCCAAACCATCTGGTCATTTAACTCCAACGTCACCTCTGCGACACTTCGCTGGTTGTGAGCGCCTCTTCCCCCGGTTAACTCAAGAGAGCAGGGACACAAAGACAAGTAAGGAACAGCAACAGTCATCCAAACCTGCTCTCTGTCGCGTGTCCTTCTCCCTGTAAAAGTGACGTCAACGGGCAGAGGACTTTCGATTCTCGAGACAGGCGAAACCTTTGACACAAGATAGGGAAACCTAAAACGTACGAAGGCGTGCTCTGAGCCTAATCTTTCACGAATCGCCTTGAGGAGCCTGTGAACCTTTTCCACAACCGTTGCGTTGCGCGATTGCGCGATTGGAACTAAAACTTCTGGGAGCCGCGACATGTTTATACCCCGGACGTTCGGATTGAGATCACACATCAAATCGGCGGACGCGACAGTTTCAAACGAGGCGCCTCCGGGCCTCAAAACCAACAAAGAAACTCGTACATCGCGAACCCCCACCTCCTCAATGTACACCGGCGGAAACCCAGTTGTTTGTGCTTGTACGTCTGGGAGCTCACAATTCATTTAGCACCTCCCTCAGTGGTTTTTGTCGCAGTAACAAGTCGAAACACGGAAAACTCAGAAACTCTTCAGTAGTGAAATCTCCTGGAGAACCGCGAGGTAGTTTCAACACCAACGTTTCAAACCCCGAACGTATCAGTCTTCTTGACACCTTGAAAGCCTCATCGAGAGCGTCCGCGTCAAAGCTCACAATTACTTTCTCAAACCCTTTGAGCTTGAGAAGTTCAATCTGTCTTGTGGTCAAACGTTTCCCAAAAGAGGCGATACATTTGTTGGGGAGCACAAAAGTGTCAAAAACCCCTTCGACGATCACACAAGTTGGCGGTGAAACCGTATCCCACCCGTACAAAACATAAGACGGAAAGGAACTGAAATACTTGGGCTTCCCTCTAAAAAACCTGATTTGGTAACCTACCTCCCTTCCTTCGAACACGATTGGAATGTATAACCCAACCCTTCCCGAATGCTCCACAATCTTCACCCGCGGGAAAAAATTCTCGAGTCCTTTACGAACGACAAACTCATACACTTCGGGGTACGACACCTTAGCTAACCCAAGCGGAACCTCAAAGGGAAACACTCTTTTTTGCGCTTCAGTTGGGACGGAAGGCAAAATACGAGTTCCTTGAGGGAGAACACCCGCGTGCCCTTTCGAGTCACCACACACAGGACAGGTGACCAACGAGACGAAAACCCGCCAGCGAGGTTGCGCACCCGGGGACGCAGGTAAGAGGTTGGAAGCAAAACCCGAAGAACCACACTTAACACAATACCACCTGTTCATTGTCCAAGATCTCCTTCAACTCTTCCGGTTTCAGCTTATCAGTAAGGAAGCAATGAATCGGTTTGAAGTCGACGTGCTTGTAGTCCATCTCGAACGCCATCACCTTTCCAAAGTGGGGTGCGTTGCGAATAAACAGACACCGCATCAACAACTTGCGCTTCCCCTGGGGTGCTTCGTCATCGTCCTCGTTTCCTATCCACAAATCCATAGAATCCTCTTCCGTGTTCCCAGGTCCCAATCCCATCTTGGAGGCCATCGATTCGCGTCTCTTCAGCTCCAACTCCTTCGCAAGGCTCGAAGGAAGCGCTTCGGCCGATAACAACACATCACAGTTGTACATGATGGCGTAAGACTCGCCTATATGCTGCTTCCGAACAGTACCTTCAAGTGCAAGCCGATTTGTTCTAGCGATAGTCCAGATCGCGGCGTTCTTCTCTTTAGCAAAAGAATGTAATCCGGCGGACACTACGTCCATGATTTTGTACATATTGTCAAACTTGGTTTCCGCGTGCACCAAATTCATGTAATCCAACAAAATCAAATCAAACTTAACGCCCTCACGCTCAACCGCTTTATCGTACAGCATTTCGATGGTTGCCAGTGTGCACCTTCGCGTACTGACGTCGGAAACAACAACTTTGCCCTTTCGCTGTGAGATGCCCTGCAGGATAACCTCCGGGTCAAACTTCCCGCGCTGGATCTCGTCCAAAGTGTACCGTCCCCCACTTGCGCGTGTGTCGTAACGGAACAAAACCTCGTCCGCGGACATCTCCAAAGTTAAATGCAAAACATTGAAACCGCGCCTCGCGGCTTCATCCCCCAACAACACAAGCAGGAAAGACTTCCCAATTTTGGGAGGCGCAACAATTACCCCCAATTGACCCGGACAGAGTCCGCCGCGCAAAAGGAGATTTAAACTCCGAAAAGGCGTCGGAATTTTGCGCGCACTCCATAGATCTTCGGCGAAGGATTTGCGCTTCTTAACCTCACGCCAATCCTCGAACTCAACGCCTCCCTTCTCCAACTTGGCAAGTTGTCTCACCACCTCAACTACCTGCTCGAAACGATCCTCTCTGATAGATGAGGCGGCTTGCCGCAAAGCCTTTTCAATACGACGCGCTCTGAGGAAGTCAAACGCGTAATCCTTCCAAAACTCAACCTCATCGTCACGCCAAGGAGACGCGGAAAACGCTTCAGAAAGGAGCTCAGCGATATACGACGCCTCAAGCTCGTGGAACGAACGTAACCTTCTCACTTCTTGCAGTTGCTGCGTTATAACCTCGAAAGTCGGGGTGTTCCCGTATCGCGTGCCGTAGTTCTTTATGATCTGAAAAAGGATGCGGTTGGGAGGGAAATCAAAGTCATCAGCTTCGTACAATTCGAGAAGTTCGGGGTCGTAAACCCGAAGAAAGTACTGGATTATCCTACGTTCTCTCTGTTCCATCTCTCCAGGAACCGCTTCAGCCACTTTTTACTGGACGCGCACTGCAACCAATAAAAGGGGGAGCTCCACACTTCCGACACCCTCTCCGCAACGAACTCAAAATACTCGACCAAATCAAACTCATCAAACCCATATTCGGACGCAAACTCTGCCACTTTGCGGAGGTTTCGCCACTTTCGGTCGCCTTTACCTGACAAGGGAATGGTCAAGTGCAAAGCAAAGTAGGGGTGGTACTTGCGTACCACATACTGAAAGCACTTAGCAACCCTGACCACGTCGTTTACCGAAGGGATTTTCGACAATCTGACCTCCTTCGTTTAAAAAGACCACCTCGCCTAAGCGACTGTAAATCTTATATCGAGCGTGACTGTGTTTAAACAATAGGGGGTGTGCTAAGTCAACAAAATCAACGACCTTCAAGACCTTGCCTTCTCGAAACCGCAACCCGCGACCAACACGCTGGCTCGTCACAATGGGTGATTTCCCACCAGCAGCGTTCACGAGCACCTCTATGTTAGGATTATCAATCCCTTCTTCGATCACACTGGTAGCAATTAAAACACCTTCGGTCATCTTCCGCGCTCGCTCTCGAACGCTCGCGGGGGATGAGGAATCAACGTACAACGAACCAGGAATCATTTGGTGTAACATCATCCCGTGTTCTTTACGCCGAACAATCACCAAAGTAACACCTCTTGTGCTCCCCTCGCAAATGAGTTTGATCAACTGGTTCCGCCGCGTAGCACCTACAATAAACTTGGACTCCGCTTCATAAAAGTCGTCAGGTCTACTAAACCGCTGTTCTTCGTCGATTATGACCAGAACAAATCTAACCTCACAAGATAGGCCCTCCTTTCTTGTTGTCTCGTAATCCGCAACCTGAACAACAGGACCCAACAAACGATCCATAATTTTGTCGAGGGCGTCCGACCTTCCCCGCGGGGTTCCTGTGAACCCAAACCGATAGTAAGCGTCACACATGCAAACCACACGAGAAAAAACTTCACTGACAACATGGTGACACTCGTCGACCAACAAAACAGGAAATTCCAAAGGGAGATCTTTCAAAGACTGGTAGGTCGCAATAATCGATTCCCCGTGCTTTTTGACGGAACCGGTGATAATTCCAAGGGGGTAATCGGGCGGGAACCACTGTTTGAAACGTTCATAGGTCTGTCTCGCGATATCCTGTCGGTGCGTCACGTACAGGAAAGGAAGCCCTAAGCGGGACGCAATCGCGGCAGCGATCACAGTCTTTCCTGAAGAAACCACACCGTAGATGACGGCTCGCTCGAGGGAGAGCGCTTTCTCAACCGCCTGTTCCTGAAATCCTTTCAGTTTTACACCGCGCAGCTCAAAAGGTGCTCCTGCTTCAGGTCTTCTCCGTTGATCTACCACCCTAACCTGAATTCCGTGTTGTTCGAGAAAACTAAGTACGTCGTTCAAAAATCCCGTTGGGAAGGCACATAAGTCCTGGAAGTAAAAAGACCGCGGAACAAACGACCACTCCATTCCTCGAAATGTTCGGTACGCGCGAGGAACGCGAAATGTGAGCGCGTACTTAACCAGATTTTCCGCACGTCCACTTAGCGAGACGTGCACTAAAGCGTTCCGAACGACCAAGAGCTGATCTGTAGAGTTTTGTAACACGAGGGACCACCTCCGCGAACACTAAAATCGGAGTCGGTGATAACTCAAAGTATTCGATCCCCCAAGGCATAAAAAACCACGAAACAACCCGTAAATATTCAATGCGGGGGAGACCCAAAACAAGGTATTTGATTCTTCTGTGCGAATAAATCCAAGAGCTCCACCGAAGCAATTGGCGTAAGCTCGATAACATCATCACCAACATTCCGATGTGACGTGGCGGAGGAGGAACAGGCGCTGGCAAGAACACTTCCTCGAGCTGATCTGAAACCTCTTTGTACACCTGTTCAAACAGGGGTAACTCTTGAGTCCTTTTCGTCGACCTTCGGATCGCGAAAATCTTGTTGCTCTCTATCAACTCGCGCCACCTGAAGACCTCCAACCCCGTGTCAGATGGCACGAACACGTAGGGCTTCTTCCCAACGGACTCGTGTATCGAAAGAAACGTCCGTATAATGCCGCCGATTCGATAAAACTGTTCGTAATCGAGCCTTTCTACGGGGAACACAAGCGGAGGTAAAGCGCTAACCGGCTCCCTTGACGGAAAAGCAACGCGCCAGTGCTGTCTGAAGTTACGGAACTGTTCCTTTACAAAGTTAGGTCTGATCGTTTTTCCGTAGTAGGAAAGAAGGTGTCCGTCAGGAAACACTTTGTAGAGATGCAGTAAACAAATGACGCGAAACAGTTTTTCAAACGGGGTACTGTACAAAGCGAGAATCCAAATGCTCGCGCACTCGAACCTGTAAGAACACTTGATACAAGGTTCCTCAAACTGGAATTCATTTCGGCAACCGCGCCTCCACCAATAGTCGAACACTTCTTGTTGTGTGGCCGATTTCCGGAAATGCCCATAAGGAACCATCACAAGTACTGTACATTCCCCAAATTTACGTCGCGGTGCGTAGTCAGAATAACCTGCGAAAAGGTTCGCAGCTCCTCCGAATTCAACATTTGCAACAGCCTTTCGAAGTTTTCATCATCGAGAGCGTCACCTACCGAATCCAGGAACAAAGGAAGGGGCTCCAAATCTCGGGAGACCAAAAACACCTTTGTAGTTGCAATTCGGAAGCAAATCATCACAAAGTCACGCTGCGCTGTTGAAAGGTGCTCCACGGGTTCTTCGCCCACGTAAAACTCGAAGTCGGGTGTGATGCGAAACTCACTAAAAGGCGTAAATAACAACAACCTTCGGGTAAAATGACTCAAAAACTCAAAAAGTGGAACAGAGATCGCACGGTAGAACTCCCTCAAGATTTGCTTTGCTTCCTCCGCGTACCTCGACTCCTCGAGTTCACGCAGAGTCGAACGTAACCGTGTTACGGTCTCCTGGAGGTGTCTACGCTTGGACAAAACTTCCAAAAGCCGCGCGCACTCCTCGTCAGAAAGCGAAGGCAACTGTTCCAGCTTTCTCTTTGCTACCTCAGGATCAATCGGGGGCGGTGAGGGTAACTCCATCAACCGCGCCCTGACCACCTTTAGTCCTTCACGAACCTCGATTTCCTTCGTGGCCAGTTTCTCAGGATCCCAATCGTGACCACAAAGAGGACACTTTTGCGAATCAACGCGTTTGGCCGTCTCGATCAACGAGAGCAGAGTTTCGAGCGTCGAAGCAACGCTCCGCAATTGAGTAAGCTCCTCAGTGGAAGCCGCGTTGTATCTCGCGAGAGCACCTCTCAAAAACTGAATTTCGCGCAACGTTTGCTCGTCATACTCAACCTGAGGGAGAGCGTCGAGTTCCTGCTGGACCTTTTCGAGTTCCTGTCTCAAGACACTCGCACTCGCTTTCAGTGCGGGGACAGAAATGGAATCGATCGCCCGCTCGATCACGCTGAGCTGCAACAAAGACAACAAAAAGCGTCGTCGGGTCGACGAATCACTATGAACCAGAAGATCAACCTCCCTTTGATAACAACACAAAGTGTTACGAAACACACGGGGCGAAACCAACACGCGCTCAAAGAAAGACGTAATCTCTTGCGACCTGGTGGAATATTCTTGTCGCGAGAGGATCAGTTTGTCCTTGCGAGGCTTCAATCCCCGCAGGACACTAAAGGGTTCACCCATCACAGTACCTTCCAATAACACGTAGCTGTTTCCCACACTATCGCGCTTAACACACGAGTTCAAAGGGAACTTCAAACCACCAGAACCCAACAACCCGAACCCGATGGCGCTAATCAGTGATGTTTTCCCCGCGCCGTTCTTTCCCTGAACGACGTTGAACCCTTCCTGAAAGTGCAAAGTAGCCTCGTCGATGCACCGAAAGTTAATAACTTTTACTTTGCTCAAGTTCATAGGCGGACCTCAAAGCAGTGCGTGCTAATTCAACGGCCTTCTGGCTAAAAGACCTCTGCGACACGAACTCTTCAAAACGCTCAAAAAGATTACCCTTCGAAATCTGGATCTCCTCCTGCACCACCTGCTTGTCTGGCTTTTGCCAAGTGACGGAGACACTGAGCGCGACCTTCTTGAGGTCTTTCAACCACTCGTACTCACTAGGTTGACCTTGTAAAACGACACGAACCACCGCGCCCTCTAAACTCTGAAGGTCGTCAGGTGGGTCGTGCAACGTGACAAACTTCCGGCCCGGAAGCTCGATGTAATCGAGTTTCTCGCGTTCCGTGTCATACACGCAAACCCCAACAGGATGACCCTCTTGCTCGAAAGTGAAACGTTCGGGAGGACCCACGTACACGAAGTTCCTGTCAACCTCGGTGAACATATGTAAGTCACCAGAAAAACAAAAACGGTACAGTTCGTTTTTGACACGAATCGCGTCTCGGTACCTTTTAACGCGAACGTCTCTCGCGTGACACAGGAGCAAGTCCGCAGGTTCAAAGTAGGGGTTCTCAAGATAGGGTAAAAAGAACACCATCAGATCCCCTACCCTTTCGATCCCCGGCTTCAAGAAAACGCGAACGTTAGGGAGACGCCGTGGAAGGACGCGCAGGGGACTGCGGTTAAAGGGACTGTCGTTGTCGTGGTTTCCCGCAACGATGTAGGTTGGGGGGAAATAGGAAAGAACCTCGAACGCGACGTTGTACGCATCGACAGAAGGTCTCCTCGAATCAAACAAGTCTCCCGCGATAAAAACGACATCGGGTCTTTCCCGATGAACCACTTCCAACACGCGGAAGAAAGCCTCGTAGGTGTCACGCTCACGCACGTTAATCCCGCGCTCGACTTTCCCCAACGCGCGAAAGCCTAAATGTACATCTGCGGTAACTAGGATCTTCATCTCTCACTTCAAGAGTAGCAAAATAACCGACTCGAGCTGATCACAATCGACCACCATATCACACTCCAACTCAAAAAAAGCCCAACCTGCCTTTACCCGCTCAAAGAGCTTCTCCAGGAGATGTTGCGCACGCGTAACAAACTCGGTGTCCTCATCCGGGGGTGTGTCAAACACACGAACAAGGTATCCAACTTCTCCTGGTCGAGAACCCTCAAGCAGGTAGAGCATCAAACTGCGCTTAGGAGCTCTCACTCCGACTACCATGAACGCCACTTGTTAACTCCGCAGGAGATACTTCCAAGAAGCGCTCAAGGGTTGATATACAAACATTCCCCCATCGAAACCCCCCACAGTCGAAAGTCGTCACGACAATCGTGGGTCCGCGGTCGCGATGCGCGATCAAAACCGGAATCCTCCCCTCTGGGCACTCACGTAAAGTCTGCTCCCACCAACTCACGATCTCGCCCTTTTTCCCCGTCAAGAAATCCTCGACGCGAAAGTTCTTGTGGTGCTTGAGCTCGAACACACAAGGGCACGGAGGGTAGTTGGCGTCGATCTGGATGACATCACCACACTGGTGGACCGCGCCACTCGGCTGCTTAAACGTAGGGGAACGCCAAAACACTCTGTCGGTCTTTCCACCGGACCACCAAAGGGAAAGAACCCGACAGATCTTCCTCTCAAACCGTGCTCCCTTCTCTTTGCTCCTTCTTCCCACGACGCCTCAAGCACCACTTAACCAAACGCAAAATCGTTGCGGGGGTAACGTGACCCTCCACGTTGAAGGGTCTGAAAGTTACCCTAACGTCAAACGATCCTGGAGCCGAAACCCTTACTGTGTTCTTAAGCATCTCGATCCGCACCATCTCCTCCCTCCTTCTTTTTTATTTCCTTCAAAACCTTCCGTGCATACACAAAGGAGACTTTCGCCTCCTTTGCAATCTTTTTGATCGGCCAATCAGGGTGTGCACGATAAATCTCTTGTATCCTCTGTGCTTTAGAAGCACGAGAAGACCTTCCGGACCGACAAGCTTCGATCAAAGTGTCGATACTCGAGATGTTTTCCACAAAATACTCGCTCACGTCCTCTACGTTACGCCACTTCTCTGGAACAAAAACGCACTCGTGTCGGAAACGGCACAGTAAACACGAGGCCAGATTCACCATGCAAGAAGCCCTCGCGCACGCGATCTTTTTGCTCAGCTCCTCCTTGTACGCGTCCCTTACAAATTCGATAAACAAATCATCACCCACTTTAATGTAAGCCATCTCGTCCTCCTCGTGCTTTTTCCCACTGAGAGTGCTGTGTGTGCCCGGTGGCCAACGAACGACACCACCTAAATACTCTTCGACAAAACTACGCATGTCCTCACTTAAACCCCTTTTGACAGCCTGGAACGCGAGTTTGCGCAGAGCCTGCGCTTCAAGCTGTCGCACCCTCTCCTTTGTTACCCCTAACACCTCAGCGATCTCACCAAGTGTATGCGGACCCTCGAGAGCCATCCGAATAACACAATTCCCGTATTTCTCGCGGCCCTTCGGGGTCATCTTTTCCCAATATCTACAGCTGCGATCGTTACAAACGAAGTTCAATTTGTAACATTTTACATACTCCTCCATCTTCCCCCTCCTTTGTCCTCTGCGACGTACAAAATGTAAAACTTGACCACCTTGAACGCATCGGACAAACTCTCCTCCCTGAGGGGTACTGCGCAAAACCTGAGGAACCCAGGAGGAACCTCGTCGCGCGAAAAGACCAACCAAAACGCAGGAAAGATCTTGCGCGCAAGACTACCTAATTGCGCGTCAGTCGAGGCTTTCGTACCACGATGAAACTCATGGACATTCGGTTTCCATGGAACAACAATAGTTGGGAGACATAAATCGCCAAGCTCAATAACACCTACCTCGATCTGCATCACCCCGCCTCCAACTGCTCGCGCATTTTCTTCAAGCTTCTCTTGTACAGCTGCTCGATCCTCTGGCGCGAGACCCCGTACTCCCTCGCGATCTCCTCATAAGTGTACCCAAGAGCAGCATACTTCCACACAATGTCTCTGTCACGATCTTCCAGCACCGAGATCGCTTTGCCTAAATCTACCCGCGCTACACCGTCGCTCGGGTGCACCCAAGCGCTCCGCGGCGGTACCTCGAAGTCGTCCAGAGAAGCATGTACGACATTGTCCCGGAGGAAAGCATTCGCTCGGCTCTTCACCCACAGAACGAAGTAGGAGGAGAACTTAACGTTTTTCGATCTGTCAAACTTGAACAACGCGTGTATGAACCCGTCGATCGCCAAGGAGTAAATGTCGCGGAAGTTATCATGCCCGTACTGCCTGTACGGCTCCAAGATTTTCGCGATAAGAGGTATGTGCCGCTCCAGCGAACGCATTACTACCTTCCAGAACAACTGAAGCACACGTAGCGCTCGTTCATCGTTCGAACGCGAAATTATCCTGAGACCCTCTTCGTTAAAAGGTAGGGGTCTTCCTAAGATTCGTTCCGCGACTCTAAATAGCCGACGGATCTGATGGATCGCTATCAAATCCTTCTTCGGATCGTATTTGTTTGGATCGTAACGCATAGGCCCTCAGTGCTCTCAACAGATGTTTTAGTACAGTAGGTTCACTACGATCTGTGCGAGCCAAGACCTCCTTCAGATCGCCCGTTTTCAAGTAAACCCTAAGCCACTCTAAAACCTCTTTAGTGGAAACTGGTCGGAGCTCGTTGCGAAATTTTACACCGCGGCGCTTGAGTGTTTGGTAGATCGTAGAGATGTCACAACCGCAGATTCTCGAGATCTCCGTCAAAGACTTCCCTTGGAGATATAACTCCACCCACCTTTGACGTTCCTCCTCTGTGTACCTTTTCATCCTTCACACCTCCTTCAGCTTTTCCTTCCCATGGGAACACCACCCAACAATCAGGCGGTGCCGCGATCACAAACGAAATTCCCTTCTCTGCGCACTCGGCCGGGCGCTTTGTCACTAAAACGGCACAGTACGGAACCCGCCCGGTCGCTCCAGCAACCATATCTAAGACCGCCTCAAGTGTGGTACCCGTATCGTAAATGTCATCCACAACCAGTACGAGGTCGCCAAAAAAGAGTGGAGCGTTCACGTTGGAAACACTCAAGGAATGTCGTGTCCCGCTCTCGTCGTAGGACGAAGCTTCAACCCAATACACAGGCTTCCCAAGCGAATGAGAAGCACACACAGCGGGAACTGCGCCCCCTCTTAACACTCCCACCACGTAATCCACCTCTTCGAACTGGTGAACCAACGCCTTAAAGCTGTTCAAAACCGACCACGGAATAAAAACCTTCATAAGATCCTCCTGAAAAGTATCAACGTCTTCCCTATGGTACGCGCATACCCCTTCTCGCGTAACCACTTTAACCCCGTCAAACGCGGGAACCCTTCCAGACTGTACGTCCCCGGCCCACGATCAACTAAAAAATCCAAAAGGGGAGAACCCACGAGCCGGTTCTCCCCTAATAAAGCCAACAACCCAGCCTTCCGTAACGTATAAGACGGCTCAGAAAGAACCTCGATAGAAAAAGCGCGTTTGGAACTCCCTTTGTCTTTCCTTCGACCAATTCCGGAGCGGGACATAATATCCCACCACCCGCGTGATTCTGTCGATGTTATCTTTTTCTCCGCATTTAGGACATGAAGTCAACCCGATAAATTTAGCGGAGCACTCGCGGCAGACATTCGCGACGTAATTCACCGCAAAGTAAATCACCTTGTGCATCGCGTAGGCTATAAGCGCTTTCATCTGTCGCCGACTGATTCTCTCGCCGATGTTTATATGAAGAATCCCGCCCCCGGAAGTCTTCGAATCCAAGCGCCCCGTATGATCGATCCGGTCCTTCAGCGGAATTTCCTCGTAAAGTGGAATGAACTGATTCGAGTAGCCGACCTCCACATACTGCTTCTCGCCATACAAAATCTCATCCAACTTGGACAAGGTAAAAGCAGCTTGCTCCGCAGGGACCGCTTCCACGTTATACACATACCCGTCCTGCTTGGAGAACGCTTTCGCCTTACCCTCGATCCGGTCGAGTACCTCACCCATGAACGCGAGAATGTCCTCGATCGAGCGCTTGCCCATGTAGCGCGCCATCTCAAACAAACCTATCACCCCGAAAGTACTGAACATACGTGACAAGTACATGAAACCGTGGTCGAAAAACATCAAAAAGTGCCTCGAAATTCTGTCCTTCAATATATCACGATGCGTCTTCAGGAGCTGTCGCGCTCTCTCAAGGGTTTCGTCAAGTAAACTCCAGAACCTGTCGTGATCTCCATGTGCTCTCACAGCAATGCGCGGAAGATTGAGCGTGACGACTCGAGTCGACCCAGTTTTTACATCCCCAGACCCAAAGGTGTTAAAGAAGGTGTTGTCCAAAGAAAGTCTACAACACATGAGCGTGCGCGGACGTTTATCCGCGTAAATGTTCCACGCACCCAACGGCGCGTTCCACTCAGCCAACTGATCGACAAAATACTGATCGAACCCGTTTCCTGTGTACAAGTTCGCCGTCAGCACTGGGAACTTATAAGGAAGGCCGTCTACCCCCTCCGAAACCAGCTCCGCGAAAATCCGTTGAACCCGTTGAGTCTCCTCGAGATCAAAACCCGGCCGATATGAAAACGACTGCACAAGAAGATTCTTATCGTAGATAGACACATTACTGAACAAAGATTGGACCCCCGAGCGCATAGGCTGGTTCAAACTGAACACAAATCGCTGCAACAACTGGCGGACACCATAGTCCGTTAGCCCGTCGCGTTTGGTAAAAGTAGCCAGAGCAACCAAGAAGTCGGGAACAGCAACAGCTCCCGCGACTTGGTTTCCGACAGAAAACATCGTCTCAACGACTTGCGCCACGAACGAGTCCGCGTGCCGCGGCGGTCGCGAGGTCAACTGCGAATTGAAAGGCATTCCTCGTTCAGCGATGTCAAACGCGCTGATAGAAACACAATACGGGACCTGAACCAAAATCCCAGAAGAATCATGAAAATACACATCACCACTGATCACGCTGTCAATTAACTCACGCGCTCTCTCCTTTCCATACTGTTTTGCGGCGTACTTCCATAAAAGAAAAAGACCGTGGAGTTTGTACAAAGGCTTGGTTAACTCACTAGCATAGGAAGTAGGAGACCGAAAGTAACTTGTGTTCGCGTTCTTGTCAATGGTCAACTCTGTTACTTCGGTCTCAAAATATTGCCGCGACCTTTCTGAAAAATCCAAATGCTCACGTGAAATCCCTTGAACCTCAAGGACTTCGGGACACTCCTTGTCCCACCACTCAAAGATCTGCTCGAATTCGGGGTCGAACGACACGTCTATTCGCATCGAAGTACCTCCAGTTCGAAATCTTTGAAGAGTTGTCCATCTGTTTTCTCATACGATTGCACAATCAACCCGGGAAAGTCTCTCTTTAAGGACTCTAAGTCCTCACACGTATGAATTGGCTTGCAGACTGTGATTCTGAACTCGCTACGTTGCGGGAAGAACCTGCGCAGGAACTCCGCGGATTGTATTATGTTGTCTAACATCTCGTTCGTAAAGAGCGGGCTAACTCGTTGATAACATTCGAGATTCAGTCGATGCTTGACGTCCAGGGACACCCGATCAAGCAGAGGCATCAGACGTACAAGCTTCTCGTAAAACGTACCGTTGGTGAACAACTTGGTCTTCAAACCCATATTGCGAACTCTTTCCAGGAACTCCTCTAAAACCTCCACAGGATGAACAAGCGGTTCCCCACCCAAGAGAACAACAGCGGTGGCAAGCGGTACCTGAGATCCAATAAACGCTAAAACTTCCTCGAGAGTCATCTTTGGGGGTTCGACCACGACTCTCGCGTTGAAACACATGCGACAGCGCATATTGCAGCCGGAGAAGAACACAGAAACCGCAATCTCGTCCTCAAAATCCGAAAACGAAGGGAAAAGACAAGAATGTACTCTCTTTTTGTTCACCGCGTGCGCTCGAAAGGTATCACGTTATACCCGTGTCCTTCCAGCCACATTAACATCAGCAGAACGCGCCGTGAAACCACATCGTGGTTGCGCATCAATTGTCCCAACCCGTAATACTGCAAAATCTTATCGCTCAAGACCTTACCAACGGTACTCCCAACAAGCGCCGAAAAGGAGTACTGATCCAACAACTGAGTGATTTCCCGCTCGAGATCTCTGAGCTTACTTCCCAGGTCCATCGTCGAGCGAGCGCAAAAACTCCAACTTCTCACGCAAACGACCGCTCAACACTTGCTCAGGAAACCCTCCAAATGACGCCACAAACCGCCGAACAAACTCACGGAGCTCCTCATCCGACAGGGAATCCACAAACAGGTTAGCCAATTCTTCACTCACCCACTCGTCAGTAGAGTAATCAGTGGAACGACCACTACTACTGTCGGAGTAGTACCAATAGTACTTGTAGCCCGTAGTAATTTCAGGCCACACGTACTTTGCAGTGTTGTACATCTTAAACCTCCCAACTGTTTAGTAAGCGTGCAAGCTCCGGCATATGCTTACGGTGCAAAGGTGAAAGTCCGTACCTTCTTATGGCGTTCCAATGAGCCTTACATCTATACCCTTTGTTACTGTCAATACCGTAGCACGCAAAGTCAGGGAGTTGCGCGATCGCCTTCACGACCCAGTCCCTCGTCACTTTCGCGAGAATACTCGCATAAGCAATACATTGCACTAACTCATCTCCGTGGGAAATCGCGAGAACAGGGAAAGGACTGTCCCTCATCGGAAAGTGATCGATCAGTAGTACAGTGGGGTGCGAGTCACACGAAGATACAAGCTGTGTGACAGCTCTCCAACGCGCAAGAGCACCTGCGCGCTGCACATTCCGAAACGCTTCGATCTCTCTGACGCTCACTTCAGAGATCGCGTACCGGGGAACAATCTCGATGATTTTCCAAAACAACTCCTCGCGCCTCTTCTCAGTTAACTGCTTGGACTCTTTGACTTCGAAGTAGTTACTGAGATCACACAGGTCGAAAAGAACGGCCGCAGCATGTATCGGGCCGAAGAACGCGCCAGTTCCCGCCTCATCAACGCCTATTGCATACCGAAACCCCACTTCTCTCAACGCTTTCTCGATCGAGAAAGGCTCGGGAAACAGCCTCTGAGCACACAGAGACAAAAATCGCGACAGTGTTACCTCAGACATACAACCCCTCCTCAGTTACGCTCGCGCCCACCCTCCAACTCCAGCAGACCCCTCAATTTCCTCGAGTTCCAAGTAACGCCCAGCAAAAGCTTCACCTACAAGAAACGCCAACCCAATTTTGGTCTTTAGGGGCGCGGAACTCCTGAACAAAACCTCCAATGCCTCGTCAAGACGCACCTGCTCCCCACACGAATTACACAAAGACTCAACATGAGAAACAGAAACGCCAAAAGCTTCATGGAAAGAAGCCGTTTGGTCGATGGGTTCTTGGAACTCGTCGGTAAGGTACAATTTCGACGGAGGATTAGAGAGAATTCCCATAACCCCTATGGCGTCGAGAGTAAACGCCATAACCCTCGACAAGTACGCGACTAAAGCGACGCAAGTAAGACGCTCGCGCAAGTCATCTGTCTGGATCAAGTTGTACGCGAACAACGCCTTTCGCACCGGGTGAACCGTCTGGAGGATCACCGATGCATACTCGATCACCTCTTGGTGCTCACGAAACAACCTAACTGCTCTTCCTTTTATATCTCCTGCGTTTTGCACCTGCGCGGGTCCCCCAGTAAATTTTTTGGTACATCTCGCCAGGTACCAAACGCGACGTATCCACGAAGTCAACCTCCCCCACATCCTGGTTCCGCAAACAAGCGAACAGCGACGACTTCAAACAGTTCGGACAAAGCGTGTAAGAACGACATAAGAAAAAAGTAAGACGCCGAACCCCAGCGTAAGGCTTCCCTCGATGGTAAAAAAGTACAAACCCACACTTCGGGCAAGCAACCACAAACTCATGCTGTTGCTGTTCATCTTTCATGAGCTTCAGAAATTGAAAACCTTACGGCAAATTTCAACCGCACGTTCCCACTCGTCGTCTGTCAGAAGGGGGTCCTTAACCTCATTCTCGAGGAATGAAAAAGTGCGTTCCATACAAGTAGCGCAGCGCAAACACGGACGTTCTCCTCCCTCGTAACAGGACCAAGTCAAAGAATAATCCACACCCAACCTCAACCCAAGCTTAACTATCTCGGCTTTTGTCATATTCACAAATGGGGCGAGTACCTTCACCTGAGTGTAAGTGCCAAGAGAGGACGCTCTCGACAGAGCTTCCACAAATTCAGGACGACAATCAGGGTACACCTCAAAGTCGTTACGGTGCGCTCCGTAAAAGACATAAGGGATTCCAAGATTCTCCGCCCAAGCAATCGCGATTGACAACAATACCATGTTACGATTGGGAACAACCGTAATTTGCTGGTTCTCACGAGCGTAACGTTGGTCTTTTGGAATCTCACTCTCGTCGGACATTAAAGCAGAACGATTCGCGACCTCGCGCATGAACGAAATGTTAACGATCTTGTGCTCCTTACAGAGCTCCTCACCCCAAAAGATCGCATACTGTAACTCCTTCTTGTGCCGCTGACCGTAGTAAAAACTAATCCCGTATACCTCGTCGTAATCCCGACTCACATAATGAAGTAAGGTCGTAGAATCCACACCTCCTGAAAAGACCACAACCGCACCCTTTCCCATCGACCTCCTCCTTCAATCAGGGTATCCATCATCTTCCTCGATCACGACGTCTCGTCTCATAGGGTTGGGCTCCAAATAACCGTAACTTCGCAACAGCGCGAGAATACGATCCATGAAGTCAGCGCCACGTCTTCCTTGAGCAATCCACCCCAAGTTCTCGTACTCCCTTGCGATCTTCACGATCTCGTCCAGTATTTTGCGCTCCATCTCACACCCCCACGGTTGCTGAAGAACTTTCGGTTTCGAAAACCGTGACTGAACGAAGCCAAACCGCCTGAGGCGAACCAGGGTTATTCCTCTCCCACCACTCCGCCAACCTTTTCGAGATCTCGTCGAACAAGTAACGGCAAATCTCCTCAGAAGTAGGATGATTAGGAATTCGAACGATCCGGTACCCAAATGGCTTCAACGCCTCACAAAGCGCGTCATAACTCTCATCAGTTCCTAACAGTAAGGCGTGGTCCAACTCATCCAAAATGGGGGAAACTATCTCCTTCAAGTGCGCGAAGTCGATTAACATCGACCCAAAAACTCCTGATTTCCGGAAAGAACCCAAAGGACCTTCCACTCGAACAATCACTTCGAAGCGGTGCCCGTGAATGTTGCTACACTTGCCAGGGTACCCCTGTAAAACGTGCGCCGCGTCGAAGGAAAACTTCCTCTTCAACAAATGCATCGCTACCTCCTCGCGTGTTATTCCGTTGTTTCTTGTAACTTGCGTACCAGAAGACGTCCCAAGCGCTTGTGACCTGCCTTCAAGTACCACTTCTTCCACCATCCAGCGACTACCTTCACAGCCTCGGCATCCAAAGTTTCAAGCTCCTTGGCTGCTTCCTCCGCAGCTTTGTCCATAGCCTCGATGATCTCCTCTCTCATCATTTTTAACCTCCTTTCTCACCTTCTCAAAAATTTCCTCGATAGGGGACCCAACCTCGAAAGGTTCCATCGGAAGATACGAAGCGGGTCCCACCTTACATTCAACAAGATCAACCGCCATGGTAAACTCACCATCCCACCCGGAAAACCATCGCGCGCGGGGTGCTGTGAGAACCTGCGGATGACGCTCCACATACCAAGTGTCAAACATCACATATCGAACGCCCCAGAGCATAGTTGTGTCAGGGCCTGGGCGTTCCCAACCCTCAAAAAGCTCGGGAGGCCAAGGCTTAACTCGCATACCTCGCGCTCTCCCGAAAGGTTTGAACCCCAAAACCAAAACCGGGAACGGAATCCTCTCGACCACCTCAAAAGGAGTGATCCCTTCCACCACATGAATCACAAACTTTGGGCGACGCCCCCGAAAGTGTGACTCACGCACGCGCAAAAACTCCTCGTAGTCTTCCTTACTGGTAACAGTAATCCCAATCGCTCCAACAAGCTCCCGGAGTACATCCGAGTGCCGCGCCAAAAGCTCAAAAGAGTGAGTCGTGATGTTAACAACGATGTGTTTTGAGCGCGCGTACTCCAGAATCTGTACCAAATCAGGATGTGTTAAAGGTTCACCGCCGCCAAGCGCTATCTCGAGAACCTTACCCGAAATGGAATCGAAAAACCTTTTGATGCGCTCGAGAGGCGCAAAGGTCCCACAGCGTGAAGCTGACTCGTAACACCAAGGACACTCGCGGGGGCAATAAGTGCAGATCTTCACATCAATTGTTTCCGGGAAAACTGGTTCAAGAGATTTGAGCGCGCAAAAGGACACACGATAACGCTCCCCCGTTGTGGGAGAAAGTACGACCCAATAGTTACCATTTTTCTGTACCCAAAGGTCAATGTCTCCAACAAACCACGGGAACGTTTCAACGCGAGGAAACTCATGCGAGTAGATAGAAGCGTCACTCCCACCCTTCACCGCGATCTGTGGGAGCAAAACAAACTTTTTCAACTCCCGGTAAAACTCGAGAGCCGGTTCACCCTCAGGCGTTACAAACCGAGGCCACCTCGACTGATGGTCAACCGTCAACGTAGCGTTAGTCGTTAACACTACTGCAAGTTCCTCGAGAGAAAACAACCCTGAGATTAACTCTCTGGTCTTCTCAGCCGGAAACCCTGACTCAAGAACCTGCGCCACAAGGTACGTAAGTTTCCATTCTGTGGAACGTAAAAAGAACCACTCCCAACTGAACCCACTCGATGGAAAACTCGGGGCAAATTCGGATTCGTCAAAGCACCACACCAACGCGTGCGAAGAACTGGAGTTCGTCTCGAAGATCGGCCTGTAATGCCAGACAAACATCACACACCCCTTTTCGTGTCAAAAATCGCAATGTGTAACCGTGGGGAGAACCTCACTCCATACTTCACACACCACTCCCACACTTTGGGCGCATTTGACAAATACTCAGCTCTTGTCGCACCCAAGGGCATCAAAAACACTCTCTCGCGGGGAAATTTGTATTCGGAGACTTTCTCAAGTGCGCGCAAAACCTCATCCTCCTGTGATACCACAAACTTCAAGAAGGTGTTAGGAGCACTTTTCCAATCCTTCCAGTGAATAGGCTTGTAACGGTCGAAACACCACAACTTCGGGGAAATGATCCACCTTGTGACACCAGTGTCAAAAGGAAGTCCGATTGTTCCATTCGTCTCCACTTCCACCTCGAAGTCCCTGGAAAGTAAAGTTAGAAACCGCACAATGTCAGGTTGCAGAAGTGGTTCACCCCCCGTTACCACCACCAAGTCGGTACCCTGTTCTTTGACCCGCTGAAGGAGCTGTTCAACCGAAACCTGTTCAGGTGGGGCGCCCTGCCAAGAGTAAGTGGAGTCACACATAGCGCACTTGAGATTACACCCAAACGTGCGCACAAAGGTAGCAGGACGCCCCGCGCTCGGGCCCTCGCCTTGCAAGCTTTTAAACACCTCAGTTAGCAGCATCTTTCGCCCTCTTCAGTACTCTGTGGACCCAGACGAGGCTACACCCGAGCTCGCGCGCAATCTCTTTCGGGCGCATCCCTCTGTTGGACAGCTCCAAAATCTTTTCGCGGGTTTGAGACCTGTTGCGGCCTTTTTGCACCTGCTCACGCGCCATCTTTTTCACCTCCTTCCTATGATTTTTTCCCGAAGCTCGAAACTTTTTATCGGAAGCTCGAAACTTTTTATCGGAAGAAACGCCTTCGCGCAACACCTCCCGTAGGGTAAGCTCCTTGAGACGCGGGTCTCTAACCGCGCAGGATTCCCGCTTCGGGCAAGTCGCAAGACAATGAAACAGCGTGTGGTACCCAACGTGTCTGCACCAATGAAGCTGAGCGAGCCATCGATACTCGTCCTTCAGATCCTCTGTCTTGAAAAACGTGTCCTTCACGATACCCTCCTCAAAATAGCGTCGAGCTCAACCGTCACGGAAGTAGCTCCCACGCGCGTAACGTCTCGTTGTAACGCAACTGGTCCGCAGTAAACTTACGTGGCACCTGAAACGGAAGGAGCGACTTGTGATGTTTCATGAACGTGCGCAGGTCAACCGAGCGTACATGAGACGTGTGCTCGAACACGGGAAGGGAGAACATAGTGGGCTCGTGTAAAAACTTAATCGCAAGTCTCTTTGCCCTCCGGTTCACAAGGATTTCGGCGAACTTCGCATCCCCTGCGAAAGACGTCGTGAAAAACAACCTGTATTTTGTCACCTGAACGGCATATCCTGTGGGTCGGAGACAAAACTCTTCTTTTGCGGAAATCTGCTCCGGAGTGAAAAACCTCACCATCGCCACGTGCCCGTCTGCGAGAACGATGTCGATGGGGAGTACCTTGCCTCCCAAACCGGTGGTCGAGCTCACCCAGCGTGCAAACCGCGCAGAGCGAATCAAGTACTTTCTCCGCTGATTCGTACTCCACAACTTTAAACCACGACGCTCCTGCGTGAACTCAAGGCAAAGATCGTTTGGAGGCTGAACGTACGCGCGAACGTAATTCCCAGCTGGGGGCTTGGTCAAAACCAAGACCGCCCCATCACTGTTAAACTGCCCATAAACCGTCGACCTTCTGGGTGGTACATAAACCTCCCACATCCTTCCACCTCCTTTGTTTGTGATTAAGGCCATGAAACAATCCACCCCCCAGAGATGTACTTCTGAGGAAGACAAAGGACCTTGAACAAATCCTCCTGTAACTGGACCCGAAGAGGAACACTAACTTGGTCGCTCTCCGTCAACAACAAAAGCTCAGAGAGCTTTTTTACGATTACGTCATCAAAAGTTCCCCACATCATCTCAGCCAGCGACTTCCCATACTTCTGAACGAAAAAGCGCCGATCGATCGGTCTGAGCTTCACCTCCAAAGAAGCGGCCCGATCCTCAAGAATCGGCGCCAATTCCAACACGTCTGCTACTGCTCCACTAACATCCAAACCGCGAAACTGTGCGATATGAATAACGCGGCGTAACCTTGTGAAAACAGATCCGGTTGAGAGCCTGAGGCGAACTCCAACGGTCGCGGCACCAACCCCCGTTTCAGAATTCAGCAAAACGAGATAAGGAAAGTAAGGTACGTCATGAAAGGTACTCTTAACACCTTTGACTTCCAACACCGCAAGGTCATCGGTTAAATACACCCATCGAGGATCGCTAAAGTCAAAAAGCGAAAGCGACACCTCAAGTGCTGGCAAAGCGACTTCGACCAAATCCTTGTGATCGAAAACTTTGTACCGGGTCGAAAGGATCGCGCGCACCGTATCGTCACGAGTACGTACCAACCAACTCGCGCGGCGTGGTAAAGTGTGAGACACCACATCAGCGAGACCAAAAGACGCAAGAATGTCAAAGAACCTTGTGGAGCAACCCGCAACTTTACACAATTGTGATTTCGCGCGCGGGGACAAAGTAAAAGCGTCATCGTGTAACCTTAATAACCCTTCCTTTGTTACCTGCAGTGACGAAACCTCGAAATCCTTACAGCCTTGACTAAAGGCTAAGGCCTGCTCCTTCACCTTCTCGAGTCCCATCCTACACCCCCTTTAAGCTTTATTGCTTTTTTGTTTTAGAAATTGGACCTGACCTAGCAGGTCGTGACCAAAATCCCCTCACCCCCAGGTACCACAGCCTTCGGGGTAGAAGCGGCGATGACAAACTGAAACGCGTCACGCGTGTCTACGTCAGAGGAGAGGAAACACTCACACAAACCCAGAGCATCTCTTAACACACGCACATCATAAAGAAAGAATTCAGACGCCTTAAAGAAGAACGTTTCGCCAGGGAGTAGAGGATAGTAGTCGAGTCGCAGCTCCATCTTACCCGTAAGGTGGAGACAAAACTCAAGGTCCGTCTCGGGCTTCAGAAAGCCCAACCGTAAGGCGGCGCACCGCATAAGAGGGTCCTCGCCTTCCTTAAGAAGCGAAGCGGAAAAACAGATCTTGGGGTAGACGAAATCATTGTGGTGACACAATAAAACTTCTCCACTGCGCAATTTCACCTCGCGCAGCCTAAGCGCATCTTCCCTCTTCACCATCGTTCTCCTCAAGATCTTCTACGACCCAAACTCCTATCTTGTCCGCCAACCTATTAACCTTACCAGAGAACACCCCGCGTTCGAGTCTTACAAACCCCGAAAAGCAGATTTCAGGATCAGGATCGTAGTCGACCCCAAAGCGCTTTCTGCACCATCTTTGGCAAGCCCAAACGTGAACCTTCTCCAACTTCTCTCCCAGCGCACGAGCCAGGTATGCAATTAACCACCAAAGGTCAACCACGTACATCACCTCGTAACGTCAATAGGTTCTTTAGTTCTCAAGAACCTCTATCCCCACAAAAGCTCATCTCGCATGGGTACACTGTGCTTGGGTGGACAAATCGCCTCACCTAACGCTTCTCAACACCAATACCCTAGACATTCTCACCTCACCAGCTTATGCGCACCCTCGGTCTCTTACCCTCCTCCTGCTTCCGCATACCCAACCTGAAAAACCTGATAAGGGAGTTCGCCCAAACTACCGCTCTAAGAATGTCTCCGCTTCTACTCATTGATACTTCCCCTTCTCCCTTAAATGCCTCTGCCACCGCAATACCAAATTCCATCTGCTCTTTCTGTTCCTCGGTAAGCTCGCCCGTAAGCACCGCCTCAAAATATTTCTTCAACACAAACGGTAAGTTTTCCCAATTCTTCTTAAAGTCATACTCTAGCGGTTCTTTCAATTCCCAATACTCCTCCGGAAATAACGTCCTTAGCACCTCATTTTCCAGCACCATACCTATACTTGCCCTCAAATAACCAACATGACCATGAGCAATGCTAAATCCAGTAAATTGTGCTTCCCTCTCCTCCTCAGTCTGACCGTCCCATGTCAAATAAACATCAACCCCCATCTTCTCCTACCTCCCCAATTGCTCGCGCAGTTTCAACAACCCACACAAATTCAACTTCCTACTCCGCTCTGAAAACAAAAAACACTTTGTAAAGGTATTCTCCCGTCCAATGCGGGCAGGGCGGCGTTTTCCCAACATACCCCTCTGAATGGCGATCCCAGACTACTTCGTGTACTTGTTTGCAGAACGGACACACAACTTTCGACTCCTTTACCTCACTGGTTGCTTCCCTGATTTTCATCTTCTTCACCTCCCTCAGGGTCCTTATTTCCCCCTCTCCTCAAACACACCTTACACATCTCCCCCTTAGCCACTTGTCCCACCTCAGCTTCCTCAACCCACCTCCACATTCTCTCTATTCCACACCAAGAAGTCGGTCCGAAAGCATCGAACCTCTTGCAGATGTGCCACTTCCTACCATGGGGCGTTTTGAAAGCTATTTCCCCAAACGAACCGCACACAGGATACCTCAAAGCCTCCCCTCCTTTACCTCCTCATCTCTCACAAATATCCCCTTCCTCCCCCTTACCTCCACATGTAGGCAATCGGATGCCTTATGGCACTTGCCACCCTGAATGGGGATCAAGCCAGCCGAGGATGCGGTGGGCGGGAAGTTCGGAAAGCTTGCCGTATTGCCTGTCCTTGGCGGTGATTATGCCGTCGATGACGGAGAAGATCTTCATTCGGCACCTCCTTGGCTTCACTCTTTTCCCCTCAATGCTTTAATTTGTTTTTCTAACCTTGTCGGGTATGCTCTTATCAACCAATCAAACAGTAATTCCGCTTTCCTGTGTATCAACACTTCTAACTCTCTTTTATCTTTACATTTCAATGCCTCTTCCCAGAAAGGATGCAATTGGTCTTCACACATTTTAGACCTCCTTTCTCTTTCTTTGGCTTATGCATCCCATCCTCTCACCCCGCTAACCACATGACCACATAAGACACCACTAGCCAATCAACAAAACGAGCAAAAGCCAACTCAAGCCCCTCGTCCCTCGTGACCGTCATCTTCACACCTCCTTCCACTTTTCAGCTACGAGCATCCTTCTCTATACCGGACTCATAGAAGAAAGGTCCGCGAGAACAATATCGTTCTTCTACCACCAACATACTGCCTATCATCCTCAGTCTTATTCCAAAAGGGCAACAGTAAGAGCAATAGCCACTTGTGTCCATTTTCCCACAAGCACACATATCTGGCTCATAATGAACGGTGCCGTCAGTATAAGCGAACCTCATATTATCCCCCTCCGGTCCAATTACCGAACGCCCAAATTTCGAGAGATTGCCGAACCTTAAGGGAAGGCTTCCGATCATCATCCTCGCACCTCACGAATATTCCTTTCCTCCCTCTCACCTCCACCAGCTTTATCCCGTCTCTACATTCGCCAACTTGCCCGCTCCACCCGCTACCCAAGTCGACGACGCAGAAGGGAATGCCTCGTTCAAGCTTCCTCTTTGCCTTTTCCCATACATTCCTCATTCTGTGCCTCCTGAAACAATCTTTGATCCTCGCACACTGGACACAAAGCGCAGTAGTAGATGCTGAAACTGCGCTCTCCTGTCCACTCCTGCACCTCGTAAGCCTTCCAGTCACTACACAATTGCAGAAGAACCTCCTTGCTAGGAGCAGAAACCTCAGCGCCACAGCACATACAAAACACCGAATAACGTGTTCGTGGTCTCTGGATGACCTCCCCCAAAGGTATTTCTGACAAAAACTCCAAGTTTCTACACCCCTTCGCTTTTCCTCGCGTGTTCCTCATCCTACCCCTCCTTGTCTTCTGTATTTTGGAACTTCACAAAACCATTCTCTACAAGCCAAATTAACATCTCGGCACGGGCGTTTGACTCAGTATTGGTAAAGCCCCTTACCCTAATTCGCCTCTCATTATCCTCAACGCATTCTACATACCACTCAAAGCCTCGCGGAAGCTTGACGCAGAACGGATAAGCTACGTCATTTATAGATGGTAACCACTCCCCCAGCTCCCGGAGGGTGGGAGCCTTAATAAAGCAAGTCCTGAAGAAGAGATCGTTAGGCGGGTTCTCCACGAACGTCAATCCCACCCAAGGGTACCAACTTATGTCATAATACCACCCTCCACCTTCTTGAGGATAACCAAGTTCTCTCAAGCGCTTACACAGCTCCAAACTCGGAACCTCCTTCGCTGGGTTAAACAACTTGCACATCATCTCATTCCTCCTTCATATCCCTAAAATTCCTCACAAATTTCGCAAATTCTGTCGTCTCTTTCAGTTCCTCCTTCCTGAGTTGTCTCTCTCGCTTGTGAAAGAGCCTCTTCACTTTCCTACGAGCAGAAGTCCGCTTTGTAGCGTAAACCCAGCTTTTGTACTTGTTTCTCTTTCTTCCCATCACCACGTCCGAAAAACACGTCCTTCACCCCTACAGGAAGGACAAGTGATCTCGCAATCCAAGATGGGACAATTATCACACTCAAAGTCGCACTCAAGAGGACACCCGTACTCCTTTATCGCCTGCTCAACACTCACAACCCCTCGCCCTCCACATAACCCACACTCATACTCCACCTCGTAAAACTGCGTCAAATAATTCCCAGAGTCCCACGCGTCAGATCGCCTGGAAGAAATCACACTACCAACCACCGGGTCAACGTCCCGGAGTATGTCAATCAACTTCTGCAGCAACCGTTCTCTGTTCACCATCACTACCTCCTTCCCTTACTGGTTCGTACCCTGATCTTGTCCAGACGAGTTCTCCGGAACACTTATCAGAGTTAATGGCCAAACCAAAGCTGGGAATCCTCTGACCCTGAGTCTTTCCGCTTCGCGCTCAGCTACCGCTTTATCTGTAAAAACCAAGGCTTGCCCATTTTCATCCTCGTAGATTTTTGACGGGTCGTTCCTCACACTACCAACGGCCCACAAGTAATGTGAGTAAATGATCGGGTTAAACACCTTGACTCCTCCTTATCAATTGAACTATTCTGTCCAAGCTTTCAGGCACGTAATTACTACAAAAGCGCTTTAGACCTTCGGCACCCCAGTGCTCGACAATAAACGAAACTATCTTGTGCATATGCGTCGAGATAAACACAAGAACTCGCGGTAATCTGGATCCATCGGCAATAACGGGTTGAAACTCAAACCAATTGCCTCCAACGAGAACACAACACTGCGGGAGCAACAAGAGAGGAAAACTACCCTGTGTTTTAAACCCCCTAAGCTCGAGACGAGGTCGCATCCCACTGCTGTACTGAACGATCAAATTACCTAATTCCCCTTTCATTCTGAACACCAAATCCACAGAATCCAAATGCGTCGTAAACTTCTGAACAGTTTCTTCAAGAGAGGAAGTCGTAGCGGAAACGCCGTTTCGAGCTAAGGAGCACACATCCTCTGTACACCCTGCCCAAGACCCTTTGTCGGAAAAAAGTCTCAACAAAAGCAACGAATGCAAAAAACTCGCAATCTGAACGCCAGAGTCGAGGTTGATCTTCGAAGGGCCTTTGTGAGATTCACTCCAACTAGAAACCGAAAAAGAACGGCGAAGCATAGTGAGACTAAACCCCCTTTCCGAAACTTTTATGGAAGTTACCTTCCACCTTTCGTTCATCTCCAACCCTCCCTATAAAGGTTACCTTCCTCACAAACCACCAAAACTCCCCAAACTGGTAAACCCAACACTATTGTACCCCCTCGACCTCTACTCTTTTTGTTTGCTGTTTTTATTTAGAAATTGGACCCGACCTAGCGGACAGGGTCCTGAGAGCAACCCTACACAGCTCACATCGGTGAGCAACACTTGCCGCCCTTCCTAAAAGCCTGAAGTGAACAGGATATCTTGTCCTGAGCGGAATGAGTAACTTCCTCAAAACCAAAAGGGAATACACGATCCGCGAGCCATCGGTGCACCCCAAGTACTCCCTTAGTAACTCATAAGCGCGCCACATCACAACATGAACCAAGTCGCAAAACCTCTCACACTGAGAGCAAAGAAAAGGCGGAACCCCAACGTTGTCACATCTTCTTGGGTGAGCGCTCCTCTGAAGTCGAGCGCACAAACGCTCAAGCTCCCTCTTGTGCTCCTCTTCCAACCTCCGCAGATTCAACCAAAAATCTCTCTCCCGCCTCACCCGACTCATACCCCCCTCGCAGAGTTTCCAAAACCTTTTCCAAACCCATATGCTCATAGTCAGTGATAAAGCGTCTCAATCCCTCCGCACCGCAGGTCTCCACGATAAAGGAGGCAAGACGTAACGCGCTCCTAGGAACCCAAAACGAAACCTTAGGTAACTGGGTCCCATCAACAAGAACCGGACGAAACTCAACCCAATTACCCTTCACAACCTGACAATACTTGGCCAGAAGTAAAAGAGGGAAACGACTTCCTCGAAAGTATGCGTTCCGAAATTGCAAGTCGGTAAACCATTTGTTGTACCTCACAGTTAGGTTCCCTAAGCTACTCTTTAACCTGAACACAAAAGTCGAAGAATTCAGGAACTGCTTCACAACCTTCTCCAGAGACATCTCTTTGGCAGGAGAAACCCCGTCTTGCACCAGAGACCGAATGGACGCGAAGTAATCTTCCCGGCCTCCCTTAGTGTAGGCTCTGAGGAGAAACGAGGACAAAATCAAGTTGGCGATCTGGGCACCAGAATCGAGGTCGATCTTCGAAGGACCTCTGTAAATCTCGCCTTTGAAGTATGCCACGTAGGAGCGTCGGTACAAATCGAAGCGAATCCCACCCAGGTCAGCTTCCAAAGAAATTACCTTCCACCTCTCGTCCACGTTTCACCTCCTTGCTCCCTTAACCTGAACAACGCGATGTTTAAACCCACGGCAACAGGATCATGGAACAACTCCACAACCTCCCACGAGAATGCTCTCAGAGCCTCCACAAAGCTATGAAGCGCGTCCACCGTGTAATGACACACACGCTGCGCATCAGGTAGCGCGCAATACGCGTCTTTCACATTCTTTGACGACAAAGGGAAACAAAAGCAGGCGACACCAAGGTCAAGAGAAAGACCTCGAATCACTTGTTCCATCAAAGAACTCGGCGCCGCAGAACCCGAAGCTATTTCATAACACCGACGCAAAAACTCGGACGTAACACTAAGGGTACAAGAGTTAAAAACCAAAGAGACATTGAAGTAATTAGAACAAAAAGAGGAGTGCAGCACAACGTAAACGTCATTGTCTCCAACCACAAACTCCTTCCTACCTCCCACCCGAAGCCTCCGTCTCAGAGATACTCACCACCTTCACCGCTCCGTACCTTCTCCCATCCACAATCACCGCTACCAAATCTAACTCAGGGAAATTCGGGACTGGGTCCACTCCATAACGCTCGTACAAGTCAACCCAGTCATTCCACACCGTATCCTCCAACGGCTCAATTTCAGTTTCACCATCTACCGGGATTCTAAGTCTCTCCACAACGGTGCGCTCAAACTCCAGCTCACATCGCTCCCCTTCAACAACTCTTCTCTGACCCCTTCTATCGACAAACTGAACCCTTATCATAGCTAAACCTCCTTTGCAGAACTACTCGTACCGTAAAAGGAGCTTGACCAATCGAATTAATTCCTCCCGACTCAAACTTTCGAGCCACTTCTCCAAAGAATCCTCGCTCAGGTAGATAATGTCCACAGACTCCCACTCACTGTCAGGGGTCTGCGCTCTCACATAGATCCCGGTACTCTCTAACTCCCACAACTCCTTTTCTTTCCACCTGTTGGGATCCACCCTCATCTCATCACCTCCACCACATGCCTAAACACTTCCTCCGCCTTGTGTACCGCGCGAGCGATCTCCTCTGGGGTCGCAACGATCGCAACTCCGTCAACAGTGCCTATCTTCGTCACCGCTGTCGTGCCTTCTTTGGTGGAAGCGAGATCCACCGCAATTTCGTCCACCACAACGTACCCGCTCCAACGAAACCTGTTATCCCAAGGTATAAACCGAACCTTCACCTCAAGTACCTTCTTCCTTGGCTCCATCGAACACCTCCTTTTTGTTTTTGATAGACTATCTCTTTGACCGAGAACCAAAAACTTCCGTTTCTGAGAGAAAAACTAACTCCCCGGGGGTTGTCTCTCTTTCGCGTACCTCAAACCACAGGGGGGCCGGTGACCTGCGACCAATGCTCAACAACAAAACGCCTCAAGTTCTCGACATCGCAAAACTTCACAACGCATGTGAGCAACTTTAACACGCTCAAAGGTACGGAGAAAGAAGCTTCTGGTAACTGCGTCCCATCGAGAATGACTGGTCGGAAGGTGAACCGTCCTCCCTTTTCGTGAGTACAACACTGTGGCAAGACCAAAGGAAGAAGAAAGTTACATTGCCTGTTTGACTTATCTTTCAAAGTCAAAAGGGGAGAGAAATCCGGTCCGTAGGCCACTAACAGACGCCCAAAGTGTCCTTTCATTCGGAACTTTACGAGAAACTTTTTCGCTAAGCGCAAGACACTCTCACGCAAGGGAACGTGAGTCGAGGAGACACCGCTACTGATCAAAGACCGAATGAACTCCACATTGTTAGGAGATGAATCAGTGTAAAGTGCGTAAGAGAGGAGCGAGTGAAAGAGTCCAGAAAGTTGTGCGCCAGAATCGAGGCTGATCGCAGAGCGTCCTTTATGAAAAACATCTTCACAAGTGGAGATCGTGAAAGTACGACGACGAAGAGAAACACGAAAATGAGGGTAGTAAGGCTCCTCGACTTCCACCGCGTATACCTTCCACCTCCCGTCAAACATCCCAACCTCCTTCAGTTTATCACGACTGCCCAAGCATAACGTGGTGTGAAGCGCTTCGCTTTATGATGTGGTAACAACAAGTCGATCCTGTCGTCCTTCCACTTTTCAGACATCACATCCTCTGCGACCCACACACCCAAACCCTCAATGTAAATCTTCCGACCAAGCCATCCTCGTCGTACCAGACTTCTCGAGATTGCGCAGGTTCTACCTGGAACGGGGCGTGTCATCAAAGCGGTGTGCTCGAGATCTTCGTCGCATTGACGCCTGTCCAGAGAGTAAGCGGTCACCAAAACCCGCCTCACGAGCGGTTCTTGAACCATCACAACGTGAATTGTCTCCTTGGTCGGAGTCCTAAGGTACATAACCACAAGCAACCCGGCAGAAAACCCAAGTAAAAACAGGCAAAGCAAGGTCAAAGCGAGGACTCGCATCACACCTCCTAAATGACGATTACGCTACCAAAAGGTACCTTGGGGTCGAGCGTTTGCTCAGTTTCAACAACCACCCACAACACAGGGTAAGAGGGTGGTCTCTTGGGGAATTCTCCAAATGTGTCAGTGAAGTACACAAGCAAAGTTGGTTTGATCTTGCGTCTGTCGATGTCTTCGAACAGGGGTACGAACGAAGTTCCACCTCCACCAACTAACTCAATCTCAGATAACACAGGATTGTGGTAATACCTGTGCACCTCCGCGTCCGCAACCCAGACGTGTAAATCACTCACGAGTCGCATCAGCTCGCTCAATCCAGTCATGAACGTAGAAAGCTCGAGGTGCGAAATCGAACCCGAGGTGTCGATCCCGACGCCTAACACAGTGTGCTTCTTGAGCACACCTGGGAGTCGAACTCCATTGATCAGGGCCGCACGGCTGTAAAAAGGTATCTTCGTGTAAGTGAATTCTCTCGAGCGAACACCCAACACCGAGCTGATCTTCTGCTGAATGTACCTCTTCCAATTCACACCAGTGGAAGAAGAGCGCTCAAACTCACGTTTGATGTGTGCTGGCATTGAACCCTGTGACTTGTGTCTAGCGAACTCCTCACGTGCAACCCCTGAGCCTTCCACTGAGTTCTTCTCTCCTGTTGGTGGGACGCCAACCTCACCGCTACCACCACCGCTTGAATGACTCTTCCATCTGACCTTACCGGGTGAATGTGGTGTCGGATCTTCCACAACGACAAATGAAACACCACCAACGGTAAACTCCTTTTTACCCTTAGAGATCTCTGATTGGATGTTTTTCATCAGCCAACGATAAACCACCTCCACTGGTCCGCGCGGTGCACCTTCAAGAAAGAGAAATCCCTTGGACTTGAGCTCATACTCTGGGATCCCAACCGCATCGACCAAAAAGCAATGCACAGTATGATCAGCCGCGATATTCCAAATCACGGGGTGGCGACCAACACCACGCTCAAGATGCTTGAGCATGTGGTGACACAACTCGTGCATAAAAGTGTACAGCTTCACATCACCTCGCAATCCTTCTGGTAGGAAGATCTTGCCACTCCAGGTTAAAGCTCCACCAGCGGACACGAACTTATCTGTGTAGTACAAAGGTACATAAAGCGCGAAGGAGGTACCTAGCTTTGCGTAAGCTCTGATCCTCACAGGGTCTCGAGTAACCTCCTTCTTCATCTCAATCCTCCTTCCCCTCAAGAATGTCCAAGATCTTGCGCGAAAGCTCAGTGACCAAGCGGTTCTGCTCCCTCAAAAGCTTAATCATCGCATCGCGGTGGAATATATACAACGACTTAAAGTAACAAAACTGCGCGTCCTCATGTAACTCTCTTTCCACAAACGCGAGAATCTCCTCGTCGGGCGTGTAGCGAGCGAGTGCGCTCGCTATCACCACTTGGTCCTTGGCCGATTGCGGTTTATGCCTCAGCAAATCCTTAGGACCCAAGCCCAGGATCGGCCACGCATCAATGAATCGTGAGCCCGCCTCCTCTCCTACAACCCCAATTGCAACATCCTTTGGGAAACCTCTCTGGAGGGCGCGAGAGAGCGCAAACCAAGATCTTGGAGATGCAAACTTACGAGAAGTGGGTGGTTCCGAGGTGAACAAGTACTCAGGATGTGAAAGCACAAAAGCGATAACTTTTGAGTCGACACCCTGGGAGTGCGCGTACTCCGCAAAGTCCTCGGGCGTGGGTCTGAATTCCAAGCCAAAGTCGAAACGGTCCATAATAGGAGCAAGAATTTCGTTGGCACCCGCACTTTGCAGTGAAAGGTTTCCAATGGCAACAAACCTCGTGCCCTCGGACACTGTGTGCCCGTGCAACCTTCTACACAACAGCAACTCAAATAGCGGGGATTGGAGCTGCTCCGTTGCCAAGTGTATATCATCAGCGACCAACACCACTTCTCTTTCCTCAGGGAGCCAATCTGGGCGCGTCCAGAACGTTCGCCGCGACTCACGATCGATATCAGGTAATCCTTTGGCCTCACCGGGTTCCATTAAGTAAAGTCTGATCTCGTGATAAGGCAGTCCAATCTCATTGCAAGCTTGCGCTACAATCTCCGACTTCCCAACACCTGGTGGACCCGAAATGATCACGCTGAAGTTGTCCTCCAAACACTTGAGAAGGAACTTCTTGAGATTCCTTCCTCCTTCGATCTGGTACATGACCACCTCCTTTTAGTTTTTGCTTTGTTTAATTTGAAAAGGGACCTACTCGGACCGATCCGACTCGGGCTCAAGAGCGCGTCGAATCAACCTGTACAACTCAAGATGCTCCGAGTCGGAAAACACAACAAAAGGCCTCATCTGGTCTATCAGGAAGGACGCGAACTCTCTCCCATACTTGCTCTTAATCCAAAAGGAAGTAGACACTTCATCATCAAAGTCCACATACACAACGCTCGGGGGTAACCCAAAAGGTGCGGCTAACCGAGCTACCGCTTTACCAAGACGTTCCCCTTCAAGTTCCACCTCAAAAGCCACAGGCACAAGGGGACGTACACCGAGTACGCGCAACCTACCCTCGCGCAAATCTCGTAACAATCTTCGCCTCAAGTGAGCACGCATCTTTTCTCTCTGCTTCAGAGAACTCTCGTGTTCCTCCTGCGCCTTCAGGAAAGCCTCCAAAATCTCACGTCCAATGTCAGTTATTGTCGCTTGCATTGGCCTTTCCTGGACCGAAATGATCCCTGACACAAACAGAAAGAGGAGATCTCTCGCTTCGCTCTCCACACAACGTCGTGGATTGGGTAACTTGTTCAAATCCAACTCTCTAAACAAGTAGAGTAGATCATCACCCCACACTTCGACTTCGCGTCCGCGCACATTCACCGTGGTATGAAAAAACGGCCTTATTCGGAAACGTTTGCCTTCAAAAAGGACCTCCTTAGGTTCCATCCTTTTCCTCCTTCTCCTTTTGTATCAGGAAAGACGCTAACTCCACCAGCAAGTCGGTGGACAACGCGTCGGGATCAACGTCGCCTACCACCGCGCGAGTACTACTGTCCAACAAAACAAGATTGGGGTACTTCCCATCTATCCACTCCACTCCAAAGAGCAACTCATCATCAAACGGAATTAGTGTGAGTACTTTGTCACGAGGACGAAGGCTCTCGAGAGACCACTGAACTAAAGCAAGAGCCTCCTCCCTCAAATCCATTAACCTCTCCTTCAACCCCAACTCCATACCTACACCTCCTAATCGAGATAGGTCGTTTCTACAACTTCACCACACTCGGGGCAAAACACTTCCACCCACTTCGAGTTTGGAAAGATCGCCGTGGCATCGATAACCAGGTTGTCATTCTCATCGTACATCCCCTCAAACGACATGTGTTTTAACACGTTCACCTTCTTGAGAACCTTCCCACAACTGGGGCACTTCATCGTTACACCTCCTAAGCCAATAATCTACTACAAACAACCCTATTGGGCGTCCTTTCTTTTCCACCTCCTTCACCAACTCCGCTACCACCTCGTCTTTGCACACCCGTGGCGGCAACTCCAACTCGTCAGGAACGCACCACAACTCAACCCTATTTGACCTCCAAGCCAAAATTGCTACCACCTTCGTCTTTCCCTTCATAACACAC